TGACAGCGCGCGCTATTACAACAAGCGCTCCGAGATGTATTTCGACGCCGTGCAATGGATCAAGGACGGCGGCGCGCTACCGGAGTGCCCGGAATTATTGGCTGCCTTAACGCAGACCACCTACACCTTCCGCGGCGATCGACTGTTGCTTGAGCCGAAGGCCCAGGTGAAGATCAAACTCGGGTATTCTCCCGATCACGCCGACAGCTTCGTCGAGACTTTTGCCGAGCCGATTCTTCCCAAGCAAACGATGCCGGTTGGCCGCCGCATGAAGGTCGATTACGACCCCATCGGGGACTTCACTAAATCGGTGGTTCAATCCTACGACCCGTTCAAGTGACATCGCATCCACGGCAACGCGCTTATTTCGCATTTCGGGCGCCGGCCCGACATATCACAAAGAACAAGCACCACTAGGGCAAGCGCGCACACCGCAAGCACAAGGGCTAATCTGAATGCGTAACGCATGGCGCCTGTCCAGAGAATGTTCTATGTGACCAAACACATTACCCTTAGTGGGGGAGTGTGTCGTCAGGAATTTTGCTATAACCAATGGCGATTAACCCTATAGGGAGTTTGACCATGCGCGCGCTCTACGGATGCCTCATTCCGCTATTGCTGGCCTCATGTGTCCAGCAGCGGAAATCGGCAGCGGACATGTGCCGCGATGTGGCTCCCGTGAACTATCAGCGCTGCATGCGGGATACATCGGCCGAGATGGGGATGATTTATCGGCCTGCGCCGCCGCCCGTGTCCAGTTTCACGCTGAGCGAGCCACCGTCGCGGACGAGCGCGGTGACAATGCCACCCGCCGCGCCGTCACCAACAGATGCGGTGCAGTACGACGCCTCGCCATCTCCCCAGCCACAAAAGCGCTTTATCCCGTATGAGGGCGTTTCAGGTGCAATGCCGGGTATAGGCCCTACCGGCACGCCCAGATAATCGACCGACCTACAAAATGTAGTTGCATCCAAACCTTAAATGCTTTAATCGATTCCTTATTCCGAAATAGTAAACTCGACTTTCTGTCGCCGGAGGGACCAACTCATGGGCTTCGGCGGCGGTTCCATGCCTGCGGCTCCGCCGCCCCCTCCGCCGCCCGCCGCACCTCCGACTTTGGCGAACGCATCTGTTCAGGACGCTGGCGCGCAAGCGCGTCGCGCCGCTGCGGCTGCGGCCGGAAGCGGACAAGCGGGAACGAACGGCACGTCGCCCGAGGGCGCTCCTGCCGCGCCGTCCGCATCGAAATCGTTACTCGGACAGTAGCAATGAATATCGGTGCAATCGTCAGCGCGTCGATCTTCTGGGTTGGCGCGCTTTGTGTTGCGCTCGTGTGGCGCGATGCAAGCCTAGCAAAGCTGGCGATGGCCGGCGTTGGGCTGGCTAATGTTGCGGAATTATTCCCTCGCCTTCCTGGAATGCGGGTTGGCCCGGTTGTTATGGGCGCTTTAACGGTGGCATACGCGATTTTCGCATTGCGATGAGCGGCGCTTGCATCCTGTTCGGCCATGAGCCGAGCGAGCCGGTCAAGGGCGCCGGTCAGTTTTCGAAGAACCTCTACATCGTCTGCGGTCGCTGCGGATCAACGCTCGGGGTGATCGATGCCGCCGCTGGACAACACGGCTCCATACGAGGAAATGGGACCGGCTCTGCTCGCGCAGCAGCCGCCATCGCTCAACACGCCGGACGCCGCACCCGGTAAGAATTGGGGCATGATCTTCGCCTATCTGGAGGCGAGGCTCGGTTCTCTCCGTAACTGGCGCTGGTCCTGGTGGGCCTATTGGGCCGTAATTGCCACTTTCGTGCTGCCGCGTCGTTATCATTGGCTCGTCGTCGCGAATCGAATGGGACGCGGCGCGCCGATCAACGACGCGATCATCGATTCGACCGCGACACTGGCGATGCAGACCTGTGCGGCAGGTTTGTGGACAGGATTAACGTCACCCTCTCGACCGTGGTTCAAGCTCGGGATTGCGCTTCCCTGGATTAAGCTTCAACCGGATGCAAAGGCGTGGCTTGAGGATGCCGAGCAACGCGTCAACGCCGTTCTGGCTCAATCGAATTTCTACAACACGATGGCGCAGGCGTTTCAAGACGTTGCGACGTTCGGAACCGCCCCGGTCATCATCTATGAGGATCACGAGGACGTAATCCGCTGCTATCTCCCGTGCGCGGGGGAATACTATCTGGCGGTCGGAGCGCGTTTCAGCGTCGATACGCTCTACCGGGAATTTGTCCTGACGATCGCGCAGATCGTCGAGATGTTCACGGTCGAGAAATGCCCGGCTGAAATCCGCGGCATGTGGGAAGAGGGTGGATCCTCGCTCGACACGGAGCGCATTGTTTGCCACGCCATCGAGCCGAACTTTCCACTCGCGGGGCGGGGCGAGCAAAAGAGCAAGATGATCAACGTCGTGCCCGGCGTTTTCACCTATCGCGAGGTATATTGGATCAAGGGTGATCGCGGGACATCGGAGCTCTCGCGCAAAGGCTTCCGTGAGCGCCCGTTCATGGCGGCTCGTTGGTCCGTCGTCTCGAACGATCCTTATGGCCGCTCCCCCGCGATGGATGCGCTGGGAGACACGAAGCAGGTTCAGTTAGAGACCCGGAGAAAAGCGGAATTCGTCGATAAGGGTGTCCGGCCGCCGATGCTGGCCGATCCCGAATTGAAGAACGAGCCGTCCTCGATCCTTCCGGGCAATGTCACCTACGTCAATACGCAGAACGGCAAGAAGGGTTTTCAACCGGCTTTCGAGGTGAGCCCGCAATGGCTCCCGGCGATCTCGACCGACATCAAAGAGGTCAACGCCCGGGTCGAGCGGTGTTTCTTCGTTGATCTGTTCATGGCGATCTCGCGGATGGAAGGCGTCCAACCCCGCAACGAGTTGGAGCTGACCAAGCGGGATCTGGAGCGGCTCCAAACCTTGGGACCGGTCATCAACCTCTTCGAGACGGAGTTCGCGGGGCCGGCCATTCAGCGGGTGATGGCCATTCTTCAACGTCGCCGGATGTTGTTGCCGCTCCCGAAGTCGCTTCACGGCGTCCCTCTGAAGATCAATTACGTCTCGATCATGAAGCTGGCGCAACGCTCGGCGGAATCGGTTTCGTTGAAAGACACGCTGAATACCGGAGGGCTTATGTCCTCTGCGGCGAAAGCGGCCGGTCTTCCTGATCCGCTCCGTATCATCGACTTGGACAAGGCAATGCGCCTGGTGGTGGACTTGAACAACACCGATCCCGGCATTGTCTTTACCGAAGAACAGGTCGAGCAGCACGACAAGGAACACGCTCAGGCGATGCAGCAGGCCAAGAACCAAGCGGATGCCCCAGGACTTGCGATGGCCGGCGTGCAGGCTGCCAAGACGCTGAGCGATACGCAAGTCGGGGGAGACAGTGCTCTGGCCGCCATGCTTGGGAACAGCGCTCCGCGATGAGCGATATCGCAAGGGAATCTCTGCTGCCCGTCATGGACGAGCGGCAATTGCTCTCGGCGCTAAAAGAGCATCTAAGGCTCGCGGCGGACAAATGCTACGAGATCGCACGGCAACCGAAGTCGGGACCGCAATTCGACGCGATGCGGAAAGCGCTGAAGGTGTGCGAGGATTGCTGCCGCAAGGTTGGCTCGCTTCGTGAGGATGCCCGTTGGCTCCCCATGGGCCTGAAGATGGAAGAGGCGCACCAGATCGCGCGGGAATGGCTGCACCGGCCCACGGTGAAGGCGAAGAAGCTGTTTTCGGGCCTGGGCGATCAGTTGATGTTCTTTCTCGCTGCAATCGAGAAATTGGAAACCGCGCGCACCAATCGGGTGGGGATGATCCTGCCGAAGCCATTGGGCGCGCCGCTTCGTGAATCGCGCCCCGTTCAAGTGATCCTGCCGCCTCGCGTGTCTGCGGGCGGCGTCATTTTGCCGAGTTGAGCATGACCGAACCAACCGTTCTCAGCACACGCAATACCGACAACCGGTCGCACATTGACCGCATCAATCCGGAAGGTGACACGATGACCTACGAGCAAGGCGAAGAGATCAAGGCGATGCTGCGCGAACTGATCGAGATGTCGCGCCCCGGTGCCGAGCTTTGCCAGATGCACATTGCTGCCGCGAAAGCACAGCAGGAAGCGGCTGCACAAGAACCCGCGCCGGTCGTCGAGACGCCTGACGAGAATCCGCCGACTGAGTAATGGCCGAGGACGATACGCCGGAAGATCGTCTTCCGGCCGAGACGGTCAACGCCGCCGATCCCGCATCGCTCCGAGAGAGCCGCAGGACGCAGCGAAGGGCACAAGAACAGGGCGATGAGTTCTGGCGCAAGGTGATGGCCGATGAGGTCGGTCGCCGCGAAATCTGGTCGTTCCTGCAAGCGTGTCACACGTTCGAGGAACGGTTTGCGTGCGGCCCGAATGGTTTTCCGCAACCGGAAGCCAGTCACTACCAAGCGGGCGAGCGTGACACCGGATTAAGACTCTACCGCAGTTTAATGCGGATCGATCACGACAAGTTGCACCAGATGCACGTCGAACACGACGCCGTGTTTGCGAAGTCGAAACGACGCAAGACCGAAGAGTAACAATGGCCGAACCTGAACAGACACCTGCCGCAGCCGCCGCGGCGGGAACGGAAACCGCTGCGCCCATCGTGGCGGAAACCCCGGCGGCAACGCCCGAAACCGTTGCTGCGCCCGAGCCGAACGCGCACGAGACGCCAACGCTGCTCGAAGAGATTTCGGCTGAGCCTGAGACAAAGCCGGAAGGAAAGCCGGTTGAGGCGAAACCCGAAGGCGAAAAGCCAGAGGAAAAGCCAGCCGAGAAGCCGGTCGAAGCTAAACCCGAGGCCAAGCCTGAAGAGAAAAAGCCCGAACAGACCCCGGAAGCGAAACCGGACGCCGCTGCGGAGCCGATCAAATACGAGTTCAAGTTCCCTGAGACGCTGAAGCCGGAAGCCAAGGCGATCAGCGATCTTTCGGATGTATTCAACGAGGGCAAAGTCGCTCCCGAGGTCGCGCAAAAGATCATCGATATCGGCTCGAAGGCGCTGACGGATTACGCCGAGAATCTTCGGCGCGAACAAATGAAGGTCTTCGCCGATACCCGCGCGGACTGGCGCAAAGAGGTCATGGCGTCGGAAGACCTCGGCGGCGCCGGGCATGAAACGGCGATGGGAGCGGTTGCGCGTATGCGCGATCTTCTCGCGTCCGATCATCGCCCCGGCACGCAAGAATACGAATCCGACATGAAGGAGTTGAACGACTTCATGCGATACACGGGAGCCGGCGATAACCCGGTGTTCCTGCGTCTATTGCATCGTGCGGCGCGGTTCTTCGACGAGCCGTCGCTTCCACCGCCTGGCGGAAATCCTCCGCCATCAAACGGCCAACGCCCTGGCCGTCGCAGTCTCAAAGACATCTATCGAGAGACGCGCGAAAGCCAAGGGCGATAGTCCAACCAATCTGATTTCGACAGGAGTTTGAACAATGGCAACTGGTAGCTGGCCTACCCTCATCGACGTGTCCACGCGTATGGACCCCGAGGGAAAAATCCCGGTGATTGCCGAGATGCTTTCGCAGTGCAACGACTTTGAAGACGATCTGCCCTGGATCGAGGGCAACGAGATGACGGGTCACGAGTTCGTGTTCCGTACCTCGATCCCGGCTGGTGCGTGGCGCCAGTACAATCAAGGCACGCCCTACGGCAAGTCGACGACCGCCAAGGCGCGCGTCGGCTTCGGCATGCTGGAGGATTACAGCCAGGTCGATCGCGCGCTCGCCGAGCATTCTGGCGATCTCGAGAAATTCCGTGAGTCGGAAGACGTGGCCTTCCTCGAAGGTATGTCCCAGACGATCATCGGCACGTTCTTCTACGGCAACACGACCGTCACGCCGGCCGAGTTCATGGGCCTCTCGCCCTTCTACAACACGGTCAATTCCGCGACGGCGCAGAACGCCCAGAACGTGATCGACGGCGGCGGTGTTGGCAACAACAACGCCTCGCTCTGGATGCTCGGCTGGGGTCCGGAGACGATCTTCGCGGGCTATCCGCGCGGCTCGCGTGCCGGTCTCGCGATGGAAGACAAGGGCGACGTGGTCCCTGGCTTCGACAGCTTGGGCAATCGCTTCGAGGCTTATACCTCGTGGTTCCGCCAGCAAGCGGGTCTCGTGCCGAAGGATTGGCGCTACGGCGTCCGCCTCGCGAATCTCGACACGACCAACGCCGGCCTTGCGGGTCCGAACGCGCCGGACCTCTTCGCGCTCATGTCGAAGATGCTCCTTTTGTTCCCGAAGCTCAGCAAGACGACCTCGGGCGTGACCAAGACGGATGCGCCGGACGATGTCGCGACGGGCGTTCGTTCGGTCTTCTATGCCAACCGCACCGTCCGCCATTACATGGACATCCAGGCGATGCGCGACCGCAACGTTCTGCTGACCATCAACGACTACGACGGCAAGCCGATCGACTCTTTCCGCGGCATCCCGATCAAGGTCGTCGATCAGCTCCTCAATACCGAATCGCGTGTGACCTGATCGGTCCCCGGCGAAATCCTTTCCTCTTAACGGAGATACTTTCATGATCACGGACGCACTCACTTCCTTCGTTCCTATTGGCTCGCCGCTTTCCTGCGTCGGCGCTACCGGAGCCGCTTTCGCCTCGAATGTCATCGACCTTCTCGGCTCTGGTGCCGGCACGGCTCCGGCGAACATCATTGGCAACGCCACGGTGTTCGGCCAGGATGTCGGTGTCGGCGGCGATCAGGCCGAACTCAACGTGGTGGTGGGCACCGGATTCGTTACCGGCGACTCAGCGACGTTGAATGTTGAGTTCCAAGCCGCGCCGGATCAGGGCGCTGCCGGCGGTTATGAGCCCGGCACTTGGCAGACCCTCATCGAATCCGGGCCGCTCACCGCGGCGCAGTTGACGGCGGGTCAGGTGATCTTCCGCACCAAGTTCCCGCCGGCTTTCCCGGCCAATCTGAATCCGCGCTTCCTGCGACTGCTCTTCGTCACCCCCTCGGGTGAGCAGTTCAGCGCCGGGACGATCAACTCGGCCATCCCGACGATGGTTCGCGACGATCAGGCGAACAAATTCGCCGCGGCTAATTTCAAGGTCGGCTAATGACCGAGGAAAATGCGAGCAAAGGCGGCCGTCCCAAGCTCATCGAGACGCCTGAGTTCAAGGAGGCCGTCAGCAACGCCGTTGCGGAAGCGCTCGGCCCGCTGACCGCGCAACTCTCCGCCGCTCGTGCGACGGCAGGGAACGGCTCGGTTCCTGACGCCGGAGACCGCAGCTTCGTGCAAGAGCTGGCGATGGCGATTGCCGTCCTCAGCGATCAGGGCACGAGCCGCAAGCGTGTCTCGCCCGAAGAGATGGCGAGCCGCGAAGCATCCCGCGATCG